TAATGGACTTACAAAAGAGACGTCAGAAGTTCTTTAGAGTTGAGGAACTAACTCACGGTAACAAGAAGAAGACTGACCGTATCATTTGGGCACTTCAGGGTCGCTATGAGAACGGTTACATTGAAATGAACAAAGGTGAGTGGAATAGTCCATTCCTTGATCAGTTATTTCAGTTTCCTAATCCGCTAGTGCATGATGACTTAATCGACTCACTAGCCTACATTGACCAACTAGCCAAAGTTCCTTACCATTACGAAGACTTTGAATTTGATGATTTTGAAATGCTAGACACACTAGCGGGATATTAATATGGAAGAAAAGTACATTCAACAAGACGTTACTGAATGGGTAATGAATAAATGTGATCAGTGGCGTGATCATTACGAATCTAACTATGCAGAACGTCATGAAGAGTACTATAGACTCTGGCGTGGCATTTGGGCTTCTGAAGACTCTATGCGTCAATCAGAGCGTTCCAAGATTATCTCACCTGCCCTACAGCAAGCTGTGGAGTCTAGTGTAGCTGAGGTTGAAGAAGCTACCTTCGGTCGTGGCAAGTGGTTTGACGTTGTCGATGATCGTCAAGATCAACAACCAAGCGACATTATGTTCTTACGTAATCAGCTTGATGAAGACTTTAAGTTCACTAAGACTCGTCAGGCAGTTGCTGAGTGTATTCTCAATGCAGCAGTTTTTGGTACTGGCGTTGGCGAGTTAGTCCTTGAAGAAGTCAAGGAGATGAAACCTGCGACACAACCAATCATGGATGGTCAGCTACAGGCAGTAGGTGTTTCTATAGCTGATCGTTTTGTCGTTAAGCTGCGTCCAGTGCTTCCTCAAAACTTCCTAATTGATCCAGTAGCAACTACAATTGATGAAGCACTTGGTGTTGCCATTGATGAGTTCGTACCTATTCATCAAGTTGAGCAAGACATTGAACGTGGTGTATATAAAGAAGTACAATTAGAGATTGCTCCTACCGATTATGACTTAGAACCTGATCGTGAACTACAAGCATTCACTGAGGACAAGGTACGTCTAACTAAGTACTATGGTCTTGTGCCTCGTGACTTGTTTGAGAACACTGAAGTAGGTGAAGATGAAGAATTAGTTACTCTGTCTGATGAGACAAAGAAAGAAGAATCTCACTATGTTGAAGCAGTGGTGGTCATTGCTAACGGTGGACAGCTACTGAAGCTTGAAGAAAACCCATACATGATGCAAGATCGTCCAATCGTTGCATTTCCTTGGGACGTAGTACCGTCTCGCTTCTGGGGTCGTGGTGTTTGTGAGAAGGGTTACAACTCTCAAAAAGCTCTAGACACAGAACTTCGTGCTCGCATTGACGCTCTAGCACTCACAATTCACCCAATGATGGCAATTGATGCCTCAAGATTGCCTCGTGGCATGAAACCTGAGATTCGTCCGGGTAAAATGTTGCTCACCAATGGCAACCCTGCAGAGATCCTACAGCCATTTAAGTTCGGTGGTCTTGATCAGACCTCTTTTGTACAGGCTCAAGCACTGCAACAGATGGTTCAACAGTCTACAGGTGCTGTCGATGCTGCAGGAATTCCCGGTTCTATCAACGGTGATGCAACTGCAGCCGGTATTTCCATGTCTCTCGGAGCAATCATTAAGCGTCATAAGCGCACTTTGATCAATTTCCAAGAGCTATTCCTACTCCCAATGGTCACTAAGACTGCTTGGCGTTATATGCAGTTTGCTCCAGACATTTATCCAGTACAGGATTATAAGTTTGTAGCAAGTTCTTCTCTCGGAATCATTGCTCGTGAGTACGAAGTAACGCAGTTAGTGCAACTTCTACAGACAATGAAGCAAGATTCTCCAATGTACCCAATGCTTATTGAGGCAATCATTGAGAATATGAACATTAGCAACCGTGAGGAGCTAATTGCACGTCTACAACAGTCACAACAACCTAACCCTCAAGCACAACAAATGCAACAAATGCAGCTTCAGGTGTCAATGGCTAAAGAACAAGCCACTGCAGCGGCACTTAACGCTCAAGCAGCAGAAGCTCAGGCACGTGCTGAGAAATATAAAGCAGAAACTATATACACTGCCTACGATTCTGAGACTAATCGTATTAAAGCTGTGTCAACTAACCTAAATGACGGTACTGAAGACGATAAGGAATTTGAGCGTCGCTTCAGAATTGCCGAATTAATGCTCAAAGAAAAACAAATGGATAAGGGAGAACAGCAAAATGCTAACCCAAACGGAAACGAAGAAAATAGTGGATCAAATCAACGAGGCTTTCAGCAAATTGGAGAAGCGAGTAGTGGCTTTGGAGGAATCCCTCAATAAACCAACCCGTACAACTCAAACAGCTAAGAAATCTGCTTGATTTTTACACAAAAATATGTTATAATACTAGCATAGTCATAACCCGTAAGGAAAACTTATGACTTCTGAAGAAGAAAAGTACTACGAGCACTACTTTGACCTGTTCAATACTCAAGGTTGGAAGCAGTTAGTAGATGAGATTAAAGAAATCCACAATTCATACAAAGTGGAAGACTGTAATACCATTGAAGAGCTGTACAAAGCCAAAGGTGAACGGGACATACTAGCAAGAGTACTAAATTTCGAGAATGGCATCGAAGCAGCCTATGCTTCAATCAAAGAGGGTAACTCTGACATCGCCGAGTAGTGGGCAACTACGATGCAGAACCTGATTTTTTAATCTTCACAATTGCTTATGCAACGGAGAAATGATATGGCACAATTTATTGACGAACGAGAGGAAGAAACCGTACTGGAAGACGGTGAGGAACTACAGAGCTTTGAGGAAACCCCAGAGGAACCTGTAGCGGCAGCACCAGAACCAGAACCTGAAGAAGAATCTAACCTACCTGAGAAGTATCGTAATAAGTCTATTCAAGACATTATTGCAATGCACCAGAATGCAGAGCAATTGCTAGGCAAGCAAGGTCAGGAAGTTGGAGAATTACGTAAGGTTGTAGACGATTTCATTCAATCGCAAAACGTTAACGCCCACGCAGCACAAGAAGAAGATTTTGATGAAGACGAGTTCTTCCTAAATCCAAAAGAAGCTGTAAACAAGATGCTTGAGAAGCACCCAAGTATCCAACAGGCACAACAAGCAGCCGCCCAAATGAAACAACAAGAGATTGTTGCTAAACTCAAGAGCGCACACCCAGACTTCATGACAATCGTTCAGGATAAGGGGTTCTTAGATTGGGTAGGTAAGTCAAATACTCGTATCCGTTTGTTACGAGAGGCAGACCAAGGTTACGACTTTGACTCTGCAGACGAATTGTTGAGTTTGTGGAAGGAGCGTCAACAGACTGTTCAGACTACTGTAGCTGCTGAGAAGCAGAACCGTAAAGAACAAGTCAAATCAGCATCTGCAGGAACTTCTCAAGGTTCAGGTGAGCGTCCATCACGTAAGATCTATCGACGTGCTGATATTATTGAACTAATGCGTAAAGACCCGCAGCGTTATGAAGACTTAATGCCTGAGATTAGGCAAGCATACGCTGAAGGTCGTGTAAAATAACTAAAGCTAATTTGGAGATTTAAAAATCATGGCTACAGCTACTTATCCGGGCGGTTCCGGCTCAATCGTCGCAAAAACACAAGCAGACAAGTTTATTCCTGAACTTTGGTCTGACGAAATCGTTGCGGCATACAAGAAAAACCTAATGATGGCTAACCTTGTCAACAAGATGTCAATGGTTGGCAAGAAAGGTGATACCCTTCACATCCCTAAGCCTACTCGTGGTTCTGCTGCTGTTAAAGCTGCAAACACCGCAGTTACTATCCAAGCTGATGTTGAATCAGAAGTTGTAGTAACTATCGACAAGCACTACGAATACTCTCGTATGATCGAGGACATCGTAGGTGTTCAAGCGTTGGATTCAATGCGTCGTTTCTACACTGATGATGCAGGTTACGCTTTGGCTAAGCAGATCGATGACGATTTGTTCGCTTTGGGTAAGTCTTTGGGTGATGGTGACGGTTCTGACTGGACTCACTCAAACGTACTTTACATGGATGCTACTAACGGTCTTGACACTTATGCTGTTGACACTGTTGCAGCAGGTGACACCTTCACTGACGGTGCATTCCGTGATCTGATCAAGTTGATGGATGACGCAGACGTTCCTATGGACGGTCGTTTCATGATCATTCCACCTTCAGCACGTCGTGACATCTTGGGTATCACCCGTTACAACTCTTCAGACTTCGTTGATGGTCGTTCGACTTCAACTGGTTTGATCGGTAACTTGTACGGTATCGATATCTATGTATCATCTAACTGCCCAGTAATCGAAGCAGCGGGTGACAACTCAGCTTCTGCAGTAGATACTAAAGCAGCTATCTTTGGTCACAAAGACACCTTCGTACTTGCTGAGCAGATGGGCGTTCGCTCACAGACTCAATACAAGCAAGAGTACTTGGCTGATCTGTTCACTGCAGACACCATCTACGGTACTAAGGTATTGCGTCCTGAAACTGGTTT